CAATGTATATTCTCGAAGCTGACGTGTAGCCGTTGTGCATTACGAAGGTCTTGATGTATTCGCAAAGTTGCGGAAACTCGAGCCATACTTGTTCTACTTCCCTAAAATAAAAGAAGCTGCCGTCTGTCGCATACGCTAATAATGCTGATGGATCGTTGGCCTTGTTGCTCGTGTAGGCCGTATCAAGTCGGTAGTTCCATACTAACCCTTCCGGTACTTCGTTTACGATGTCAAACCATTTCGCCTTGAAGATATTACCCTCCGGTGGTGCGGGTTGCTGAAGTATCTGCCCTGCATAACCTGCGCTTCCTAAACTTACTCGGTATTCGTGCAGAATCTTATCGTTGAATCGCTCTGGCCAAAATAGGCCATTTTTATAATATTGTGATAATTTCGTCGGCTTAAGACTTTTTGTGGCCTCTCCTGGTATGCAGATGTGCCGATAACCTCCTTTGTTGAGCAGATATCCTGATAGGTCGTCTTCGTGTAGCCTCTGCATTACGATGATTCGTACTGCCGTGTGTGGGTTCTTGGTCCTCGAGTAGAAGGTTTCCGAGTACGCTCGGTTTACTCCGGTTCGTTCTACCTCGCTGAATGCCATCTTTGGGTTTAGTGGATCATCCATAATGATTACGTCTGCACCCATTCCCGTTACCGTACCCGTTACACTTGTTGCGAATCGCTTACCTCCTTTGTCGTTTTCGTAGTTGCTCTTTACGTTTTGGTCCGTTACGATTTGGAATAAGTGGCCGAAGTTCTCAATGAACCAATCGCTTTGTATCAACTGCCTGGACTTTCTCGCGTGTTCGGTGCTTAGCTGATTGCTGAAGCTGGCCGTAATGAAACTCATGTAAGGATTGATTACCCAACTCCATACCGGGTAGATGATCGTGGTAAGTAGGCTTTTGCTGGACCTGAATGGTACGTTGATAATGATATCGCTGTGTGCTGGTATTCCCTTCCATATCCTTAGCGTTTCGGTTTCCATTACCTCGCAAAGGTACTTGATGTGCCAATTATCCAAGTAGGGGGTTTGTGGCTCTAATATCTTAAAAGCCTCACGGTAGAAATTGTAGTAGTTGTAGTATTTAGGATTCTTCAGCATATCGCTTGTCCAGAATCTCCTGCACTTGGTCGTCACTCAACGTGTGCAGTTTCATATCGTGGGTGTTCTTGCTTTCGGTGTATTGCATCGCTAACTTCTTGAGTTCCTCGTCCGTAGATATTAGCTTCATCAATGCAAGTTGTAGCGTCGGGTTCTCGCTCTGATACCACTTCGATCGGAGTGAACTCTTTACCTCGATGCGGTTCTTGGTAAGTGCTTCTTTTATAGCTTCCGATTTTTCTAACTCGTGCAGGTAGAAAGTGCTGGTGCTGATTCCAATCATTGGTGGAACGTCGGTTACAAAAAATAGCCGATGCTTTTGAATTGCTTCAACTGATTTCCGTTCGAGTTCTTCTTTATTGTATGCCATTCCTTTACTCTTTTAACTTCATTTTTGACTCCAACGTAAACGGGTAATCTTCCGGGTACGTGTCCCACGCGATATTGCTTCTTTTCTTTGTCTTGATTAACATCGGTGATAAATATTTTCTCGTTATCTCGTGGTGCAATCTACCTCCGTTCTTTACTTGCCTTGTTGCTCTTATGGCACTTGGAAATTGTATAGGACAAACGAGCGCCTTGTTTAATAGTTTAACCTCGTTATATAAATCGGTTAAGCCTCCTTTTGCAGTTGCGCTTGTCGTTTGCTTCAATACCAACCCATCGCCCAAACTTCCCGTAAACAACCCCTCATTCATAACGTTGACAAACTGACTCGTATCGTCATCCGGCGCCCCTCTCTCGCCCATGTAAAGAAATCGCCTATCAATAAACGTTGTGTTCATTACCTTATGCCGTAACAATTTGTCATTGTGACCTCCAATAAAATCGCCCGTTTGACTTATACCAAACAAACCAATACGTTGACGATTCATAAACTCCTTAACGCCATTAAATGTTGACTCAATGTCATAATAATTAGCGACCCGGTGATACTTACCCCTACGCTTTATCTCATACCCGTTTGTATCGTCGTCCTGCATCACAAAAAACTCAATACCCAACCTCTCCGCAACGTCATAAAACAAATTTCTCATTTGACCCGCTGATCTTCGCGATTCACTTGGTCGGTGAACGTAGTCAAACCTCCTTCGTGACTCCTCTAAACTCAACACATGCAAATTCGCACCCACCTTGTCCGTCAATTTTTTGTACTCGTCATAATCTTCCGCTTGGTCATCAATTACCACGTGCAAATTCTGCACCATCCACCCAATTTTGACAAAATATTTTAGCGTTTTGCAATTGTCCGCTCTCTTGTATGACGGAATAAAAATATCAATCATTGCTCCAATCTTCAATATATTCGTGTGCCCTTAAAATGTCATCATCGATAAAACCCTGCAACCCACTATCGCTTAAAACCAACCGCAACCGCTCCATTACTTTTTGCTCCTCATCATCGGCATTAAAAAAGTAATAATTCGCCACCTGCTCAAAATTGATTCTGATAAACCGGTACGCAAACCACTTTAAAACCTCCTTTTGCTCGTCGCTCAACGGACTTTCTTCTATCGCCTTAACCTTTGCATGAAACTTGGTAAAATCAACGCATTCCGATAACGTAACGTTTGGCTCTTCTTTCGGTTGATAATAAACGTCCTGAAATTCGAGTTTACTCAATTTTTCCGTTTCCGTTTCCGTTTCCACCGGAACGTCCAATCCCCATTCATCGAGTAAATCCGTATCCCATTCACTGGCTAATAACTCCCAATCCCATTCGCCTCCTGATACGTTATCCTTTATGATGAACTCGCGTTGCTGCTCTTCGGTTAAGTTGTCCGCGTGAATGATCGGTACTTCTTTGAGCCCAGCCTCCTTGCAGGCCTTTAGTCGCATATTACCTCCCAGTACGATCATATCCTGATTCACCACTATTGGCCGTATCTCCAGCATCTCTGGAAAGTCCTTGATGCTCTGTACCAACTTTCTGAACTTGTCATCCTTGATTACTCGCGGGTTGTTCGGGTTGGCCTTTACCGTGCTGATGCTTACCTTTTCAATCTTCATAACTATCTCTGATATCTTTTAATGCTTGTAATTCGGCCTCCTTATCGAAGTCGTGCTCTGCATTCCTTATCCTGATGTAAACATCTCCTCCGTTGCCTATGGTTAAGGTGAGGGTGAAGTCCTTCCATCGGTAAATGCACTTGTCGTCTGCGATGGTTAATTTGCGGCCGGTTACCTTCATAACAACTGCTTTAATTTCTCAAGATACACAACAAAGTCCATCGCCTCTTCTTGAGCGTGTTGCACCCATTCTTTCACGCTTAGGTCGTTTCGCTCCATTGTGGTTCCGTACTTCCTTTGGCCTCTATCGCTGCGCTCCTGGAATTGGTCTTTAATGCTTTGGATTATTTGGTCATTCATCGATGCTCGATAGTTTACGTTCGCACCATCTTAGCATTGGATCGCCTCCCCAAGCTGCATACATTACTGAACCGCATACCTCTTTACCATCTTCGTCGGTAAGGCTTCCCGTATCGTAAACCGATGCTCTGCTCAAAAAGGAATAGGTCCTCTTAATGGTTCGGACTGATAATGGTTCACGGTTTGCCAACTGCCGTGCTCGTGCCCATCCAACCGCAGTTCCGCAGTTGCTTCCGTTCTTCTCTCGGTGCTTGATGGCCTTCTTTGCTTCGTCTGATGCGCTTTTAGGATAGTCCGCGTAGGTTTCCTCTTTCTCCGTAATTTCTTTCCATTGAGCGTAGCAAACCGCTAACCGTTTGGTTCCTATTGGATATTCCTCCTCCATCAATGGTTCGGTGTAGCATCGAATGATGAAGTCGTATTCGCTTTCTTCTGGTCCGGGTTTAGGAATTGGCATCTTCGTTGTTTTTTATGTTGTAGTATAAACCCAACCCTGCGATTACTGCTACCACGATTGAGCAGATTTGCGCTAAGGTGAGTAAAGTGGCCGTTAAAAACCCAACTCCGTTATCGGTTACTACCCATATCAATAGGAATAAACCTACTCCAAACATACTAAGGAATGCAAGGAATATACGTACTAACTTCTCGGTGTGATCGTCTTGTTCTTCGTATTTCATAATCTAAATTTAGTGAATTGTTTTAATATATTAGTCAAATATCGGACTTTTTTTGCATTGCGTTACCCAGCCTTCGGTACTTGGCTTTCATCTCTTTGAGTTCATCGATGGAATACTTCTTTATTTTCCCTCTCCTGGACTTTAACTGCTCGAACTTCTTATCCCCTATGCGAAGTGGTAAACGCTCTGTGTACTCGATTAAATTGCCGTGTAGGTGCTGATTGCAAGCCACGCATTGTCCGTGTACGTTATCCGCATCGAATCTTAACTCTGGAGTGCTACCTACTGAATAATAATGCCCTGCATCGTATTTGCCCACTAATGGCTTGCCACAACTGATGCAAGGCTTATTCTTATCGCGTAGCCTGATGTAACGATTGAACTGCGTTTGTACCTCCTTCAGCCAATCGGACTGCGTTTTAAGTGCATCTCTGCGTTCCTTCTTCTCCTTATTCCACCGCTTCTTCTCTTGTTGCTTAGTGTAGGCCATCGCGCAGATCGGACTGCATACCATTTGCGTTGTGGTGTACTTCGGAGTGAAGGTGTTCTTGCAGATCTTACACTTCTTTGGCTTCATATTGGTTTATTGCTTTGAATATCTGTAACGCTACTTGTGGTACTATTGCGTTTCCTCCTGCTTGAAGTCTTTGTCTTTTGAACTCCACCCTGGAGGAAAGCCCATCAACCAATCTATCCAATCTGGGTTCGGTGTCCCACCAAGTTGATCTGGCAAGGTTGGTGTTAAATCCCCTTTCGATCGCTCTCGCCATTTTTTTGAGCTCATCCCTTTCCAATCCCTGCTCGTTGGTGTGCGATACAATAATTGTTCTGGTCCTTCTGTGAGGCGCTCCAATTCTGGAAGCTGGTACATTGAACCACAATGAATCATACCCGATTTTGGTAAGTCCTGCAAGGACTGTTGATAATCCTCGAACATTGAGATTTGTACTGTTTTCCACGACAACCCATCTTGGTCTAAGAAGGCATAACACCCTTTCGAACTCGTACCACAATCCTGATTCAGTTCCATCTTGTATTCCTTTTGGTTTTTCTATTGCGTTCTTTGCATTCGTTATATCTACACACGGGAATCCGCCCGTAATAATATCTACCTCGCCAATTTCATCATCCCATTGGCTGCAATCTATGCATTCACAATCGGCAAAGTCCTGGTTATGTCGATCGCACCACAATACCTCTCTATCGCCGTAGATGTCATCGTATTCATCGCTAAAACGATAAATATCTTTTACATCATTTATAGAAATCGCTTTTGGAAATCTTTTTTTCAAAACTTCCCTTTGGTATTCTTCCTTTTCACAATGGAATATGTTTTCCCACCCCATCCATTCTGCTGCAAGGTCGAACCCTCCGATTCCTGAAAATAAGCTCCCGTGCCTCATAACACTTCTACCATCTTGAGGAATCCGTTATCAACTGGTACTATCTTTGTTTCTCTCAATCGCTTGGCCAATTGTTGGTAGTTGTATTCGCTCGTTTCCGCCATCGCGCTCTTTACGGTCTTGTAAACCTTGATGTTGTTCACGCTCTCAAAATAAACTACTACCGGCCTCTCTTTATATTTCATCTGTTGTAAGTTAATTATAATTCCTCTGCTATTTTCTGAAGTGCTTTCCTGATCGTATCGCTCATGGTTTTTGCATTTAGCTTCTCTTGAGCCCTTTCAATGTTTTTAATATCTGAATCATTGGCTCGGAATCGCAATGTAGTATCTAACCTTCTTTTCATCGAATGTAAGTGTTTCTGTTTTTAGTCTGTTCTAATTAAAATGGGAATGAATCGTCGATATCTTCTTGAGCGTGTGCAGCTACCTTCGCTTGGCTCTGAACCACTCGCTTAACATCTCGTGCGATGATGTTGGTGTACCTGGTACCGTCTTTCTCGGAGTAACTCAACTCGCCTTCAATATACACCATATCGCCCTTCGCGAATCCTGATGCTTTCTTAGCAGCGTAGCCGAAGGTGGTGATGTTATGCCATTGGGTGTCCTCTTTCCAGTTCCCTTCTTTGTCTTTGTAGTTTCGGGTGGTGGCAAGTGAGAACGTTGCCATTGTGATTTCACCGTTGCGTTCGGTGGTTCTTGGTTCTTGGCCGATGCGACCTAAAATAATGCTCTTGTTGATCATTGTGTTTAATTAAAGGGTTAAATTGTTATTCGTTGTGATGTGCAGAAAGTGCACTAACCACTATTTTCGCTTTTAATGGTGTGTAGTTCCATCACTCTTTGGTGTTAAAGGTTTCGTTGTATAAGGAGTTGTGCATAATACTACATCAGTCTTTCATTAGCGATATCGCAGTATTCTTTACTTATCTCACTTCCTATAAAATTTCTATTGTTAGCCTTAGCCATTTTCGCAGTAGTTCCACTTCCCATAAAGCAATCATAAACTAAATCGCCTTCATTGCTCCAACTTATGATATGGTCATTTGCTAATTGTTCGGGAAATATCGCACTATGTCCATAAGCTATTTTGTCAGTAGTAGATTTCATATAACCTACTTTGTAAGTCCATATATTAGTCCTTCTTCCGTACTCATTTATTACAACATCTTTTCTTTTGCTTGTAGTTCCATCTGCGTTCCTTACTGTTTTACTACTTGTTTTTTTACCCGCTTGTTTATTTTTTCTGTCGCAAATTAGGTTATACGCTTTAGGTTTACCATTGCTAAATACAAACATATACTCCATACAGCTCCAGTATCTATTTGGAGAGGGTTTTTGAAATGAATCTTTATAGTATATCATAGTATCGTGAAGATTAAACCCACACTCTTTAAAATATAGGGCTTGTCTAAAACTTGTGCCAGTCTCGCTGCCTTTTATAGTAGCATCACCCACTACCCATACCACAACTCCACCTTCTTTAGTTACTCGGTAGAGTTCTTTGGCTATACTTTCAAAATCAAAACTATACCCATTGTACGTTCTCAAATTATCATAAGGTGGTGATGTTACAACTAAATCAACAAAGTTATCAGGCATTTTAGCCATTGTGTCAAGGCAACTTTCGTTATATATTTTATTTAGTTCCATCAATCTTTTGTGTTATAAATTGTCAAGGCATACCCTGACGTTACTGCAATTATTGTAAGGTTATATCCTTACTCTATACTTTCCACTTGGTTTGGATCGGGAATCGCGATATTGAATACCTCCGATGCAAACATCTGCGCCTCGTTTACCAACTCCATAAATTCCGAAGTGCTCAAGTCCGAAGTTCCCCTCTTCTCCTGGAATACCTCACCCTCCAAAACGCTCTCCTGCAAGATTACCGAATATCCATATTTTTGGATAATTAGATCGGTGATTAGCTGATGCGTTTGTTCTTTGTTTCGCGCCATTCCAGCCTCTCTGAAGCAGTCTTGGAAGATTGGTACTATAACTCCCCACCAATAGGCATTCTGCTCGTTAGATCGCTTCTTACGCCATCTCTCGATGGTGATGCTTACCTCTCGGCCTTCGTGTTGTCTTAATGCTGCCTCGAGTAGCGGCCTATTCTTGCGAACCTGACCGCCCTCGATTGAGCACTTTATCTCTATCTTTCTCACAATCCCCCGTGAATGTATTCAAAGCTATCGTCGTAGGGTGAACCGTTCTTCATGTAACGGTCTGATGCGATATCTAAGATGTCCTGCACCTCGTCGCTGATATTTACCTTGTAAACTAACCCGGTGTTGTCGTTCTCGATGTACGCGTAGTGGTTAAGGTTATCCAAGTGAATCTCCTTTGTCTTGTGGTTATTGCGATCGTCTTGGAAAACTTTGTAAGATACCTCTGCAAAGTACATTATCTCATCACGGTACTTTACATCCACCTCCAAACGTTCGTGGTCTGTATCGCAATCTTGATACGTGTCGAATGCGTAGCTGAAGTTCTCCTCTAAGTTGTTGAGGAATATCTGAATGTAGTCCTTGTGGCCGAAGATATCAATCGCGGCTCTCCATTGGTCTAAGCTAATTTCTATATCTGCAACTCTCATAACTCTATCTCTTCATTGATTACTGAATAGTGTAATTCGCTGGTAGTGTCGATGTCGAAATACTGATCTCCGATGTTAATCCGGGTGGTGCAGCTTTTAATCTCTACCTCGACCATTCCGATATCGTGGTCCTTTCTCCATTTCCACTTGGCTCGGGTTTCCAGAACTAACTTACCGTCGATGTTGGCCCGAATGTAGGTTTCATCCTGCTGGTAGTGGTTTACGATGTGATTGGTTACGCGCTCCAACTCGGACTCGATAACCTCTTGAAAATAACTGTAATTCATTGTAGTAAGTGTTGATTCAAAAACAAATATACACTTTATTTTAATATAAACTAAAAAGGTGCTGAATTTTTTTGTTCTTGAATCACATCGTCGGCATACCTGATCAACTCGGGAATCCAACTTACCTTCATCTTGCCCGTGCTACCTGCTCGGTTCTTCGCTATTATCCACTCACCCTTCCCTTCGGTGTTTGAGCCATCGTCGAACTCCATTAGTCCGTAATACTCTGGTCGGTGAAGGAAGCAAACCATATCGGCCTCCTGCTCTATTGAGCCTGATTCGCGAAGGTCTGATAACATCGGCTGCTTATTACCGCGCTCCTCTACTTTTCTGTTTAATTGGCTCAATGCGATTACCGTGCATTTGTGTTGCTTTGCAAGGTTCTTCATTGCCGTTGCGATCTCGTTAATTTCCTGCTCTCGCATATCCTTTGTGCCTGATATCCTTTGAATGTAGTCCACTGCTATTAAGTCTATCTTGCGCTTTCCTGCTTCCACTTGGATTCGGTTTTGAATCTGCGGAAGGGTTACCGATTCATCGATTGTTAAGTTCCACTTCTCGATTAGTGCAGCTGCTTTGTTGATCTTAATCCACTCTTCTTGGCTCAATCTTTTTCTTCTCATCTGCTCGGAATCTATCTTGGTGAGTTGAATAATCATTCGGCCTATTAACTCCGATGCAGTCATTTCTGCACTAACTACGTGAACGGACTTTCCATCGTAGCAGGCCTGCATTACCTCTCCAATCATTGCGGCCGTCTTACCCATTGCTGGCCGTGCTGCGAAGATAATTAGTTGTCCGGGTTGATAACCTCCAGTGAACTTGGTCATCATCTCAATACTGGACCTGATGCGGCTCGTGTCTGATTCTTGCAGTTGATCAATGAAGGTTTTTATTTGTGTCGTTGTGTCCTCGATTCGGTTGCCGTCTATCTGGACTGCTTCCTGGTAGTATTCGCCTACTTTTTTGAGCACGGTATCTATTGGATCGGCAAGGTTTATGGTCTTTATCTTGAGTGCTAACATCTCGATATTGCGCTTCATTTCCATCTCCAATAGTTGAGTAACGTAATACTCGATGCGCTCATTAGCTACCTTTTCCTGAAGCGTGAGTAGCATTACGGACCAACCCTCTTCTGGTGGTGTTTCGGTCTTTAGCTCGTGATCGAGTGCGAATACGTCGATTGTAGCTTTGTTGGATAATCTTTGCATTGCTCTCCATATCTTGCGATGTGGCTCGAAGTAAAAACTGGTTTCTCGAATCATTGAAGCGTATTGGAAGTAAAGTTGATTCCAGATGATGAACCTTCCCAGTACGCCTTCTTCGATGGTCTTGTCGTTCATAAGTTGATAGATTGGTAGTTGTTAGTTTTGGTGGACAATTTACTAAATTGATTCCGATCGTCGTTGCGGAGCCAATTACTCAATGCGCTTTTGTAGTTCTTGTACTTCTTGTTCTTCGCTTGGCAATAGTCCACTAACGTATCGAATGCCTTGCCGATGTCCTTATCTTTGAACTTAGGCGCGAGTTCCCGGACCACTCTCTCCCTTTCCTGAATGAAGTTGTTTAAGGTGTTATATATATTAGTTTCTTTATTACTATCTATATTATTATTATAGTGTAAACTTTGTTTACTATCATCGTGTAAACTTTGTTTACTATCGGTGTAAACTTTCTTTACAGTGTGTAAACTTTGTTTACTATCCTTATTTAGCTTCTCAACTGTATCATACCACAAGGTCGTGGACCGAAGATAGCTGGTGTTCTCGTCTTTCTCAATAAGGCCCTTTTCAATCAAACGATTAATAATCTTATGGACCGCGATTCGTGAAATGTTTAATGCATCTGCAAACCATTGCTTCGATGCGTAGCACCATCCTGGAATGTTACTACCGTTATAAGCACTCAGCCTATAAACCATTGAAGCTACTATGTATTCATTGGTGCTGATGTCGAGCTTCTTCTGCTCCTCGTGAAAAATTGTGGTGTATCTCATAATGTACAAATAAAAACCCCCGCGTCGATTGGACAAAACGCAGGGGTGATCATAGAAACTAAAACTAAATCTGTACGGAAGGTGTCCAATCTTCATTGCTAATATAAAAAAAATATTAATACCTCCGATAATAGTCAAATAATTTTTGCCGAAGGATATCCAACGTGTTTTCAATCCGCTCATCGAATGGCATCTGATTATTGATGGTGCGAACGTAGTGAACAACGCTGGAGTGATCGCGATTGATAAATCCTCCTATCGTGTAATAGGTGATCCCTGCATCCTCTTTGAGCAGATAACCGTAGTACATCCTCGCCATTACTTTGGGTTGCTTACGATTGGGTGATTGCGCCTCCTGAACCGTTACTCCGAAGTGATCGCAACAAACCTTGAGTACTTCGAATGGGTTTACCTTCCTGAACTCGTACCATTGCATTGGCCGATTGTACTCGACCTTGCCCTCTGGTGCAACGGGTGCTACCTTCTCTACCGAATAAGTGTAAACCGATTTCATATCGTCTGAATTAATTGGTTAATGTATTCCCGAGCGTTATTCACTCGTTGCTGAAGGTCCTCGATAACGGAATGATCGTACTCCACCTCATAAACCTTTACGCGATGCTTAGCTTCAACTTGTGAATAGTCGTAGTGAACGTGTGTTAGATCTTCGGGTGTTTCCATCAATACGTACACTAACTCGGCCTTCTTTAATCCAGTCAAGTGCATATAAACCTGAAGCTGGTAGTAGTAGTCCTTATTCGGAATCTCATCCTCAAATAAAGGGAAGGTAAAGCAGTCCCAGCTGCTCTTTATATCCACCACCTTATCGCGTGGGAATATAACATCGGGTGTACCGGTGAAGAAGTCATCCTCGTAGCTATCCTCGTTCTTAACTGCTAAATCCCAGCCGAGAACCTTCTCTGCAAAGTTGATGGAATCCTGCTCCACCTCAATTCCTTTGGTAAGGTACTTGGAAGTGATCACTTGTCGCACTCCGTATATCTGCTCCTTAGTCCACTCCTGAAGATAGGATTTCGTGGTTTCTGAAAGAACCTCCCCCTTTTTACGCGGGTTGGTCATTAACTTTCCTGCGGCTGATGCTCTAATTTTGAACTCTTTCATTTTGCTTGATTTGCTTGGATTAGTAATGCCTCACGGTCTGCACCGGTGAGCTTGAATTTACGATCTATCTGATTGATGTTTACCGTGTTATCACGGAGTGCGAGTACCGCCTTCTGCCAAGTTGGAGTACCTGGTTTCAGTTCCTCTTTACTCGGTGCGGGTTGGTTACGCTTCATTGCGCGCTCTCCATCGTCGTCGTTCTCTGCATTAAGTGATAACGCTGCGCTGATGGAATAACGCCGAGCGTAGGTAATAGCTGAACCCATCGCTTGTGGATCTTTCTCTTTTGCAGCTACTAACTCTGTACCGAGAATGGAAACGTACTGCCCTGATGAATGTACGAAGGTGGTAACGATGTGGTTCTCGTGTACGGGTTGGAATACTGCCAAGCCGTGTTCCTGAAGAACGGGTTCTACCTCGTTAAGGATTGCAGAAAGGTCTGCGTACTTGGATTTGAAGAAAGGGTTTTTACTTCCTTTGGTGATTGAACCGATGTGGCTCTTTGCTGCAACGAGTGCCTTTAGCACCTCGTCTGCATTGGGTGACTGTTGAATAAACATAATTTAATGGTTTGATTGATTAGTAAACTTGTTGTCTGCGTACTGCTGGAGTTTTGCCCAGCCGATGAATAGTGCGATAAAAAGTAGTGCGTTCATATTTTTAGAATTTACTGTGGTCGTTCATAAACTTTACTAACATCTCTGTATTGAGTGTCTTGAGCCAATCTGCGATATCCTCGTTGGCCAAGCTGCGTGCGTTAGTATCAAAATAAATTTGAGCTGCAAGACTTGCAAGCTGATTGTGGCTTACTTTCTTAGCGTAGTCGGTCCAGTCTGTTGTTTTAGTTGTCATTGTGTAGTTGATTAAATGATTAATTCTTTGACAAATATAACACTTTTCAACAAACCACAACACAAAATGCAAGTTTTTTTTACTTAAGGCATAAAAAAAGGCCCGAGAATCAACCCGAGCCATACTAATCAACTATCAAACTACTTCGTAAAGATACGGAATCTAACCCGTACTACATCAAGATCGAAACTAAAAGTAGCACCCCCAAACCAACGCCTCCGTAGATTATCGCGTTCTTGGTTGTATTCAGCCTCCGTTCCAGGATCGCTACCTCCTCCCGACAAAAGTCATACCGCTGGACCATATAACCCTTCTGCAGCTCTTGAAGCTCTATTTGCTTATTGTAGTTCCCAGCTAAATTGCGGAAGTCGATTGCTTGTGCTTTGTAGTGAAGCAATAGCTTGTCTTGGGTCTGAATGATGCTATCTGCTATTAATAGGTCTTGATACCAAGTCCACACCGCCCGGAATTGTGTACCCGTTAGCGACGTATCGGTCTGCCCATATACGGACTTGGTCAATAATGATATCAGTATTAACCATGTAATGTAAAGAATCCACACGTTGCCTTCGCGTTTTAAGGATTTCAAGTTCTGAATTAAGCGCATTGATCGTATCTTGTTTCTCGCGCAAAGATAACAAAAGTATCTCGTTGGAGTGTTTTATTTCTGTCAAAACAACGTTAAGACTATCATATTTGCGTTCTAAGCGATTATCTTCTTTCGATGGTACTCTATATCCAAAACGTATCCAAATGCCGTAAGAAGCCGTAAAAACCACTAAAGCAAGGCATATAATATCTTTGGCCGTTACTTTCACTCGAAGTAATGCGTTAATCGTGCAATCTGTCCTCTATCCCGTGAATGAATGAATCCCTCAATCGCCTTGATTGCGCTATAACCTTGTCGATGGTGCCAGCTGTCCGTACCCGATGGACTGCGTAAACTCTCCACCGTTACTCCGGTGTAGTCTTTGGCCGTCTTGTGGTGTACGTGATGAGTGTACACATATCGGAATGTCGTTTTGCTCCAGTCCTCCTTTGCTTCGTGCGCCATCAATAATGGAAGGTCGGCTTGCTTTGCTCCATCTCCGTGTGTTGTGCCGATTAAGTTGTTAAAATATCGGTAGTACTTTCTGTGGCTGATTGAGCAGTCGAACGTGATCGCATCGTTATTCCTGAACCAGGTCTGAATTACATCGGCCAAAAAGAACCCGTTCGTGTAATCGTGATTCGATGGATTGAATACAAAATGGACTGGTGCTACCGTGCAAAGGTATTCCAGGACCGCGATGTATATCTCCTTAGCGTGTAGGAAGTTGTCGTACCACATCCCATCCGTATCTTGTGGTGTGCCTGATGTCGTGGTTCTCTTCGGAGTGTCGATGTGCAGAATATCATTACCGCCCACGAATAGAATCTGATCAATGTCAAACCCTTGCGCTTTGTGTAGGATACCTGCAACGCCCTCCAGGACTCGCTGTTTTGCTATCTTCACGTTGTACTCGTCGCCCGTTTCTACCTCCCGTGCTAACTTGCCAATGTGAACGTCGGCTGGATCAATAACCAATAGGTGAGGATTCTCCGAATGTTGGTAGTTGTATTCCGGGTAAATCGGCGCGTGGTTCTCCATCTCCGCAATCAACTCATCGCGAATGTCCTCGTACTTAATCGCCTCTGGTTTAACGTGTGCGCTGATGTGCTTACCTTTGAACCAATAGTGGTTTACTTGGTCCGCATTGAATCCGTTCTGCTTTGCGAACTCATATAATCCTGAATGCTCTCGCAGTTTCTTTTTAAGGTAGAATTTCTTGCGAAGGTTGTCTTTGTTTACTCCGTATTGAGCAGATAACTCGCGGCAAAGGCCACGAAGATTCTTAGCACCATCAAGTTGATCGTAATGCTTTTCGATTATTTCGTTTGTAGTCATGGCTGCTTAGTAATACCAAGTCGCGGCTGGCTTGGTCGTGTCGATGTCTAAATGTACAAAGGTCCGCGCGATGCCTATCCGGTTAATACCGTGTCGCTTTGCTGATGCTATTATGGTATCTCTTTGTGCTCTGCTTCGTATCTTGATATCTACTGCGCAATAACACGGTTCGGTGTGTGCGCTATTCGCTACCCCTCCAACGTGCCTATTGTGCTCTAAGGTGCGAACGCCTGAATTGATTACGATCGGGAATCCTAACTCCTCGCGAATGGAATCCAGCTTGCCTACCAATACCGGACTGATTAACTCCCCGCTGGTAATGTCGTCGGGTGATGCAAACTCATCGTAGGTGAAGTAAGTCGCTGCAACTACTCCTACTCCTAAGATAAACTTCTGTGCCTTACGTGATGGCCTCATTTTATTTGGTTTGCAGCCAACGTCTGTTTGATTTCGCTAAGCTGCTCTTGAATGTGGTCTAATATCTTGAATATCTTGTCGGTCGTGTCCTCATATCGGCCTAAATCCCTGCGAAGATATTCCACGTCTTTTTTAAGGTCTGATACTTCTGACTCTGCTCTGTTTACTCGCTCAATGGCCTGCTCGATGTCCTCGTACATCTGCTCGTACTTACTCCATAATAGTTTGCCTATTATCCCGAATACGGTGCTCACTCCAATACCTACCAATGTAGCAACTAACTCAAAACTCATGTTCTTAATTTTTTACAAAAGTGTCTAAATACTCAAAGACTGCGTTCTAAATGTCCCGTAATTTGAATGTTCCGTCGTACCTCGTTGAGACTCACGGGTGTTAGCTTGTGCTTATGTCGGTTACGTGTTTTAGCGAAGGCTTCGTAACTCCAGATGTTCTGATCGCTCTTGATATCCACTACCAATGGATTCGGCCATTCGATTTCTTTGCAATAGTACCCATGCTTATTGAATCGCATCTCGCTATCGTTGTCGAGTCCTTTGTTTAGATTCTCGGTCCATACCAAACCCTCTTCTTCTAATATGTGCTCCACCATCATCGTACTGATTAATCTACCTGCTCCGACAAACTTATTTTTAAGGTGTGGTGCGTACTCAAACTCTACGCACTCATCGTTAAGTGAGTTCCAAAAGTAAAGCGTCTTGAACCCTGCTAAATGAACCCCCTCTGATACCAACTTCCCGATCGCCTTGAAGTAGTTGTCCGATAATAAATCATCCGAGCCTACCTGGATAATATAGTCCGTGTCTAAGCAAGCCTCTAACCCTGCATTCCATTTCGCCCCGAGTGGATTGTTTTCTGCTCTTATTACCTCCCATCCGTAATGGCGCATAAAGGACTCATCTTCGTCTGTTGAACAAACCGCTACCTTATTTATCTCCCACTTGTCGTAATGCTCGCAGAATAGCTTTAAGATGGCCCTGCGCCCCCAAACGGATGTGAACAGTGTGTAGGTCATGTTGTAAGGTATTGGATTTGTATTCTTATTGTACACCCGTTAGTTAATTCATCTGCCGCATTGCTGGAATCTGTTTTATATATAAATAGACTCGTAGTCGATGCGCCCATTTGAATCATTGCTATATCTGTTCCGCTCGCACTATTAGTGATTTGAGCATTACCGATATAAACTGTAAACCCTTCCGATGCATATGGTAAACCAGTTATGGCTAATGAACCAGTCGGTGAAGATACCGTGCTTATTGGAATAGTAGCTGATGCCATTACTACATTCTGAAACTTGTAATACCTCGCTTGACCTCCAGCACCAACTGTTACCGAGCCACCTCCAACGGTGATGCCTGGAGTCCAATTGTCCACCTCTACTGCATTAACTTGACTCGCTTGTTGTTGAGCCGTTAATACGATTAAATCTCCCGGACCTATATCGAAGTCGGTAGTGGCTGAACTTACGCTAATGGAAGTATCGCCCTGATCAACTCTGGCCGTCGTGGTGAATACCTGACTCTGGCCCGTACTTGCAGAAATAACCGTGATGTCATCTCCTGAACCGATAACGCCTGACTTGAAGAACCCTCCAATCGTGATACCCGTAATGGTGCTTCCCTTTGCAATCGTCTGATTCACCGAGCCCTGACTTACCGCACTTGCTAAACCTGCAATTACGCCTCCCGTTCCTGGCAAGGTCGGCTGCGTAGTTCCTGCCGTGATGCCTGATGGATTGGGTTTGCTGATATTACTGGAAGTTATTCCCGAACTCGCCCGCTCTACCAATTCCCAAACGCCCTGCCATCTGTCGTTATTGGCAATGAACTTACCTCCGCAAAATACGTAGTAATTGGAAATGATTCCGTAGCGCAAACATTCATCCGGGTTATACTCTCCGAAGATAGTCGCATATCTGCGCTCTCTTGGTACTTTCATCATCCGCAACGCCTCAACTACTGCTAAGTCGTTGAAGTCGTAGGCTGCGCTGATTACGTTAAAATTCCAACGCCCATTATCAACTGCGTACGTGGATTTGTCTGATGTTGCCCGCAATAATCCTGGCTCGAAGTTGCTCTTGAATCGTGAACCAATCAATGCGTTTTGTGGGTAGTCGTAGGTATTAACCGTGTCGCCTGATGTATTCGTTGCCGTAAATTGAATCTCAACGTCGCTTTCGTTATTTCCCCCCTGCATTCCCATGAACATAAAGTTCGTGCGACCTTGAAGCACCGTATCTCCGTTGTACGTTCCTGCATTTGGATTAAGGTCGAAGTCGATCTCATTCATACTAACCCCTATTCCAGAAGTCGCTCCAAAATTAGCATATATCTCTGGGCTAACTCCGTAGTTGATGTAGAATGTGGTGCCGGTCATATCATCCTCTGTGAATGATGGAGTGGTAATACTGAATCGGAATACCTTTCTGAACTGCTCACCGTCTAATAGCTTGCCCATCGGTACGGTTGCATAATATCTACCTCCCACCGTCGTACTCCAAGTGGCCGCGCCTTCATCATCCCATACGTCTTTCCTAAGGTAGTATGTAGTGGAGCCGTTACTGATTACCACCGCTAACGCAAGTTCTATTAATGAATTTGCATTTGCGTAGTCGCTACCCGTGTTATTCGTAATAACCAACTCCACTTCGCCATCAATGATGAACTTCTTGTTTACCCCAGCACTTGCAAACTCCAACGGTACTGCTACATACGGGAATAGTACGTTATTAGCTGAACCAAAATAGTCGGGTTGTTGGGTGAGGATATTTGCTGAATAACGATGCTCGTAGGTACGATTAACCTCGATAACTGGCTTGGCCCATTCGCGCTTACCTCCTGCCAACTCGATTACCGTGCTTTGGTTAACTACCGTGATCGCTTGACTTGTGCTTGATGCCGTATTATCTCCTGATGTATCTATTATCGTTTCCCGTCGGTTTGCCGTCGTGTAGCTTGTGGCCTGCTCGATTAGATAATAGCCGTTGGTGAGTAAGATTCGCGCATTCCAATCGTGAAGAATGCTCTTTAATACGTCGTAGCAATTCGGTGCAGCAACGTTTCCCGTATCATCATCTCTGGTCCAATAGTTTTCTACCCGGACTGCCGTGTATTCCATTGGCTCGCGGCCCGTAGTCAAGTGGCTTGAATGATACCATTGCGTTGCGAACTTCAAGTAGTCCTTATTCACCACATCCGTTCCGTTACCGCTCAACTCCATTATCTCGGCAATAATCTCTGTGAAGCGTTTTAAGCCCTTTGGTAGATCACCTGCACCATCTACGTACTCAATCTCTTTAAGTCGCCCTAAAGCATCCGTAGCTACTAAATTTATAAGGGTTGGGTAGGCATTTGGTTCTTTCACCATATCGGTTAATATCGGCCCCCACCAATACGGTACGTAACTTCCAGTTGTATCTTCTGAAACGATTAAAAAGTACCTTCCATCGTCGGCTTGTGCAATGTCGGTGATTAAGGTTTCCAATCCCGTATCGCCTGGATTGATAATCATCTCCGCACTACACTTGCTGGCCTTAATCGGTTCTAATAGGTCGTCGTTGGGACTTTCGTATTGTATGGTGAATCCGGGTGCAGCTACCTCGAAGTCTAAGATTGTTGGCGTACCGGTTTCGTCTAAGTCGTAAATCTCCACCTCCCACTCGCGGCCGAGTTCGGAAGTAAATTGCGCCCGTGCTAATACTGCACCCATTATCTCAAGTTGTTAAGGTCTTTACTGCTTTTGTCCAATACCAAGCGAAGTGCATCTCCATCGAACTCACCCGTGATATTAACGTTTACGTTTGAGCCTCCCATCATATTCATGAATGCGCCCATCTTCTCGAATGGAATGATCGCTTCCTTTCCTGATGCGTTATCTCCTACCATTGCAAGTGTTGGCCCGGTTACCATACCCCCTTGTGCGAAGGCTGGTGCGCTTGATAAAGCAGATTTCGCTTGAGCGATTCCACCCAATACCGATGTAATACCCGTTGCAATGGCTGCTAAGTTACCTGGAAACGGAATACCTGCTCCAGCTGCAACTGCTGATGCAATACCTCGTGCCGTGTTTGCTGCTATCTCAAATAAGGCCAATGCTTTGCTATCTCCAGCTAACCCTCGCATCGCTCCAATGATACTTCCAATAGCACCAATAGCAGATTCTGCTCCTATCTTAACGGACTCTTGAATGGTTTCCACAACGGTTGGTAAGGTTTCCATTGCGCGCTCTATCTCATCCATCTGATTAATAACCTCATCTGCAATAGATGGAATACTTGTAACGGGCTGTCCTGCTCCACCGCCTCCTCCAGCTGGAGTGGTTGTAGTTCCATCTACTGTTGTATCTGGAGTGCTTAGTTCTCCCGTTTTTTTCTGAAGCAAACCAAGTGCCTCTGCCGCACTCATTGCTCCGTTCTTTACCGCCTCCGCAAAAGTGCCGAACTCGTGCTCGTATTCTTTGGTTTCTACCTTCAATCCTTCTAACCCCTCACTCATTTCGGTGAATGGATTAGTGATCGGGTTTCCACCCATTAAATTGGCCAATTTGTTATAAGCCTCAATTAATACGCTGAATGGATTAAAGTCAATAATAAACTGCACCATGTCAATCAACGCATTACGCCACCATCCCATGTCGCCTAACCGCTCCTTGACTGCTTCCCAATTATCAACTAAATAAACAAAGGCCGCAGTAACTCCAGCAATCGCTACAACTACTAATCCAATAGGCCCAGTCAAGAATGCGAATGCTGATGCTAAACCTCCCAGCGCAATGCTCAACTGTCCTACCACAACAAGCATCGGACCAATGGCTGCCGCAATACCTGCTATGAGAATCAGCTTCTTCTGCGCTTCGGGTGTTAGTTGTTTGAATGATGCAGTAAGTCGCTGAACGTAAGCCGTTAAATCTCCAACTACTTGAGCAAAGTTTAAGTTCTCGGAAATACTATTACCGATCTCGGCCAATGCGATATTCATGTTATCTCTCAAAGTGCTGAATAACCCGAAGATGGTCTTGCTCTGCAACTCCATACCTCCTGCGAATTGTCCTCCCGCACTTGTAGCATCCTCGAAGGCCTTAATCAATACCGGGAAGGTAACTGCACCCTCTGATACCAATCCTTTCACCTCCGAAGTAGCAACGCCCATTGAGGAAGCTAACATATCAATAATCGGTACTCCGTTGTTGATCAACTGGAGTAGGTCCTGGCCCATTAACCGCCCTGAAGCAGCTACCTGACCAAACGCTACCGAAATACCTTGTAAATCCCCTCCTGATACCGCAGCGATATCTCCGATGTTCTTTAATGCCTTGTATGCGGAATCCGAACTCATCCCGAATCCGAGCAAGGTATTGTTGGCCTTTACCAACTCATCCAACTGGAATGGAGTACCTGCGCTGAATTTTACCAAACGCTCGAAGGCCTTTGAGCCTTCCTCTGCGCTTCCCGTTAATACGTTAAGTGATGTTCTAAGCTTCTCGAATTTACCTGCGCTCATTACCGCCGCAGTACCTAACCCTAATATCGGAGTGGTTAGTTTTAAGCTCATCTCGCGGCCTATCTTGTCCGCTCTCTTACCGAAGTCCTCTAATGATTTGGAAGCAGTTTTAATGG